CCGCCTGCATGGCTTGCTTGCCATCTTCTGTCTGCAGCAGCTCCTCTGCCATTACCATTTTTGCTTCGTGGTCTTCTTTGTCTGCCCAGGTTTTTGAAATTATAGCATCCGTCTGGGATTTCTGATTTGAAATTTGACGCTCTAGGAGTTCATCTTCTAGTGGCGCTTTTGACTTGAATGCTACTAGTTGAGCATCAACAGTTTCTCTTTTAGCTGTTTCAGAAAGTACTTGCTGTTCTAACAAGTCTAGTTTTATTGGTGTTTCTGCCTCAAAAGCTTTTATTTGGCTTTCTGTCATTTTAACAGATGCCTCTTCAGAAATTACTTGTTGCTCTAACAAGTCCAGTTTTACAGGAGATTCTGCTTCAAAAGCTTTTATCTGACTTTCTGTCATTTTAACAGATGCTTCTTCAGCTGCAGATTGGCGTTCTAATAACTCCAGTTTTACCGGAGCTTCTGCCTCAAAAGCCCTTATTTGACTTTCTGTCATTTTAACAGACGCTTCTTGTGAAGCCGCTTGTTGCTCTAACAGCTCTAATTTTACTGGAGCTTCGGAGTCAAAAGCTTTTATCTGGCTTTCTGTCATCTTATTTGCTGCTGCTTGTACAGCCACCTGTTGCTCTAACAAGTCCAGTTTTATTGGAGCTTCGGCAGTAGCAGCTTCTGTTTGCACCTTTGTCATCTTATTTGCTGCTGCTTGCGCCGCTATTTGCTGCTCTAGCAGCTCTAATTTTAGTGGCGACTCTTTCTTGAAAACCGCTGTCTGTGATTCTTTGGCTTCTGCTTCTGCCATGGCAATATTGATATTTTGTTCCAAAAGATCTCTTTCAAGAACGTTTTTGGCTGCCTGTGCAGTAATCTGTGCCTGCAAAGCTGTTTGGTTTAACAACTCCGTCTGAACTTGTGCTTCAAGGAGCTCAGCCCGTAAATCGGACTCCTGCTCCTGAAGCAAGAACTTAATGGCCTCTGCAATGGTCGACTGTATTGACCCAAGATACACCTGAGCAAAGTCAGGGCCTGTTAAACGACCTTTATCAAACTGATGCTCGATATGGTTGTTTACCTGCTCCATTAACTCATCAAATATGCCTGTTCCGCTGTTTGGCTTATTCTTCTGAGCATTTGTCAGTCTTGAAATTTTTACAGTGGCCATTGCTGATTCCTATTAGTGTTTCTGTCGGCTATAGCTTACGGCAAATTTCTTAACAGATACAGCCACTTTATTGCCTGTTCGCTTGCCGCCGGCGACTTCATCACGGTGCAAAGTCATCATTGTGCTTTCAGCTAAATCGATCAAGCACTGCTCCAGCTCTACCGGAATGTCCAATGGGACAATACGGGAAACGCCAAAATGCTGGTTCTCAACGCTCAAATGGGCTGTTGTGACTGTTGCGTTTTCACGCGGATCTTTGTTGGTCAGAGTAACGATAGATTTTGCAGTAGCTGCTTTTTTAGCCGCAGCAACCAACATTCGTACTCGTTGACGTGGATCTTCAGGCTCTTTCTTGCCTTTAGGGCTTGCTGCAGGTTCAACTTCAGCTACTACTTCTGCTTTTACTGCGGGTCCCTTGGATTCACTCAGCATAGCTTCCAACTTTTTAGTTGAAATGTTGCCGGGAAACTCGAGGCCCAATTCATTGGCTTGTTCGATTAACGCTTTGCGATCACTCATCGGTAGATCCTTTTAAGTTTAAAAAGAGCCCCCCTAGAGGGGCTCACTTATTGCCTTACCGTGCTATTAAGAAGAAGCACAAACCAGCATTTTCAATAGACGCTCTTCGCGCAAGATAAGACCTGCGTACCACATATTGTAGCTGAAGAAGCCCTGTGTGCCATACGGGTTGCTTAGTTCAATCTTAGACGGTGCCTGAGAGTTAAACTTGATCTTACCGTTGCCTTTTAGGCCGACAGTTGCGAACGAACCCTTAGTTGGGAACAAGATCGGGAACACATCGAAACGAGCAGTAGCGTCTGCGTAGTCAGAACCACCAGTGAAGGTGTTCAACGCAGCAGCACTTGCCGCATCATGCAATGTGTAAGACAAGCTACCAACGTAATCGCCATCAGTACCAGGAACAGTAGCGTGAGGGATCAGAGCACCAGCACCTAAGTAAGCTACCTGAGACTCAGACTCGATGAAACGAACATCGTTCATTGCACCAACTTCACCTTCAGCCAAGTTTGCTGCGTCTGCATACTTATATGCAGGAACGTAAACATACTCAGTTTCGTAGGTAGTACCGCGAGTCAAGTTCTCAAGATCGAACTTAATCTCTGGGCCGATGATAGCGTAAAACGCTTTGTTTACTGTGCGAGTATCGATCTTGGTAGAACCAACAACGATAGATGTAGACTTCTCAGCACGGTTACGAACAAGCTTACGAACGCCTTTACGGATAAGGTCATAAGAAACCTTGGCCAGGTCATCGTTAGTACCTGCAATTGCTGGAGCGGTAGTTCCGCCTGCGTCTGTACCGACAGTCAGCAAAGAAGTAGCAGTACCAGAGAACATAGCAGTCGTAGTGGTCAACATATCCAATTGGATCAAGTCTTCCGAACGACGGTTTGCAAGCAAACCAAGCTCTTCACGGTAATGAACTTGCACAGCATCTTCAGAGAACATTTCCACTTCATCAGTGTAATCGATCATCTCACCGTAGCGAGCGAAGTCGGTGGAGATTGTTACTTTCTTGATGGTGCGCTTGTTAACAGCACCTGCGCCTTCTGAAAGGGCAGCATCAGTAGCCAAACCAGCAGAAACATCAGCGATGTTACGACCAGTCAAGTAACCTTTTGAAGCAAACTCAGCGTCAAGCACTTCACGATCATAGATGTGAAGCCACTTTGATACTTTGTAAGTTGTGCCCATTTTAAGAGGCATTGAACGGCGATCAGCAAACTGAGCGTATACCGCTACAGAGTTAGCAGCTTTTACGCCGGCTTTGTCATAATAGTGGATAACGGTGTTCTGACCGTGGGTAGAGTCACCAGTTGCCCGATTGGTAGTACCATAAATATTAGTAGCCATCAGAGTAATTCCTTATTGTCATAAGTTCGACATGGTTTTTTTGTACCATTCATCGAACGAATCATCGTCGTCGTCTAAATAGTCGACAACACCTTTTCTATCAGCTCTTGACCCCGTCGAGGAGGCAGAGCGCTTTCTATTGGCCTCTGATGATGCCTTGGCCGCATTTCCTACTGCTGCTTGTGTCTTCCCATTCAAATTATCAACCTCATTTTTAGCTTGGTTTCCAATTTGAAGCTGCTGACCTGCAAGCATGTAGTATTCGATGTCGGACTTGGTATTTCCATCGAGCACTTTCATTTTCATTGCTACTGGAGCAACTTTATCATATATACCATTTTTGATGTCGTTGTGTAGTCCCGAGATCATTCCAGGGTTTTTACGCAACACATCTCTTGAAGATGAGTCCCATTGGTTATCAACTACATCAACGGTGATTTTGTATTCTACGTCCTTAGATATGCCACTTACAACTTCCCGTAGCTCTTCGACATCAGGAGAATCACCGTACTCCCTTGGAGTATAATTGGCTTCTTCCTCATCTCCAAGATCAAAAGGATCTACATCGTTCATAGCAAGCATCTTAGTGAGTGCACCTTTGTCGCCTTTCAAAGCGTCAATAGCTAAGTTTAGCTGTGTCTCACTCAGACCTTCCTTTTCCAACGCCGAGATCATTTTTCGGTACGGGGCAATCTTTTGCATTTTTTGAGTGTAGTCCATGGCTTTGCCAAAGACTGTTTCAAACTGCTCAAGAATTTCGTCTTCAGTAAACTCAAACTCTTGACCGTTCGCTTTATAAATTCGCTTGCTTTTACTAACAGGTTCTTCGTCTGAACCATCATCCACAGTATCATCATCAGAAACGTCAGTACCACTAACGTCGCTGTCTGTAGCGTCTTCGACTTCACCATCGTCTTCTTCCTCTTCACCAGTATTTTTGCCGGTGTTAGCCGCTTCAAACTCATCTAAACTGGTGTCTTCAGGCTCTTCAGCAGCAGAAACTGGCACAGTGTCACTATCCGGTGCTGGGATTAACTCTTCATCTGGAACGCCCTGGTCTTTCCTGAGCGCACGAATGCCATCTAAAGGATCAACGTCATTATTGAATACGTCTTCCTGCGTCAGTTCTGCTTTAGCCATAATTAGTGTGCTCCACCAGCTGCGGCGATTTCAGCTTCTTCGTCATCGCTTAGAACTGGGTTCTTAGCTCCGGCGTAGAACTGATCTACCATACTGAAGAAGAACATCAAGTTGCTGGCTGAGATTAAATCTTCCATCACGTCTGTACGCTCGCCGGCCTTTTTAATTTGTGGCACAGCCAACAAACTAACAGAGGCGTTAACTTTCATTCCTAGGTAACCTTCCATTAC